AATTTCTTATGGAACATTGACATGGGAACCTCAGCGTTGTTTCATGAAACCATGCTTTTTTCTAAGCTCTTCAAGACGACGAATTCCGTATTCCCTCAGTTTTTCCTCCGTCAATTTCGGTTTGACTGTATTCGCGTCTTTGAAAGACTGCAAAAAGCTTTTTTCACCACGGAAATATTTACCAGCTTCGGAGTTAACCATGCCTTCCGGCAGGAGAAGCCGAGAAGCAAGTTTACGAGCAGAAGTATTATCATCAGCAGTTATCCCGTTATTAACGGAGCCAGCAGCATCGACGACGTCCTGAACGACGTCGTCGCCAAGAAAAGAATCCACCTTCTTGGCTATCTGATCGATGACCCGGCCACCAGTTTCAAAGGCCGGAGTAAGAAGACCAGAACGGGCATTGCTGATGGTGAGTTGTTCGATCTGCTTCTTAAGCAGATCGTTTTGAAGACGCATATTGTTAACATTCGCGTCCTGGACGCGATATTGATAGGCCTTGTCACCCATAGATTTGGCCGCATTTTCCAGCGGCGCCATAGCGTTAACGATATTGGCGGAAGCGCCTCCTGGAGAGGAAGCGCCGCCGAGTTTCGCAGAAAGGATAGGATTAAGGCCAGCCGCCTCGAGGTCAGCGACCTCGCGTTGGTGAGCGGTGTTGGACATCCGCTCCTGAAACGCCATCTGCTCTCGAGCAGACTGGAGATTGGCCTTATTAGCGGATTTCTGCCCAGAAAATCCGAGGAGACCGCCCACAGCGTCTCCAAGAAAGCCGAGGAATGACATGACGTGTCCTCCTCAGAAGTGATCGATAAGACCCGGCACAGAGTACACCGGCATGGGCCGCGTGTGCTTCAGCCGGAAATACGAATCGAAGAGGAAGTCCGGATAGGTCGGGACAGAGACGACACGATCAACCGGAGGGTTCTCCTGGATGAACGTATCGTTAAGAAGCGGAAGCGCACCGAACTCCTGCGAAAGATGCCACGTGTCCAGAGACTGCGCGAAGTTCGACCGGAACTGACCGGTGATACGAGAGGGCTTGTAGCGGTACTCCGCATACCGCTCCTGGTAGCCGAAGGCGGCGGCGTCCTGCGAGGGGTTCGCCGTGCCCTGAGCGTAGATCTCCTTGTTCAGAATGGCTTGTTCGCCGAGGTGGGCGAGAGCAGGCCAGTAGAAATCGAAGCGAGTTCTCCGCGAGAACATACGATCCAAACCTTGCTGGTAGGTAAGGTCGGCCCTTGCCGACACGAAACCGAGAATGAGGCAATGCTCCGTGAAGGATTTGATGAAGCCATGGCCATGAGCGCCAACTGTGCCGATTGCAGCAAGGTTGCCCTGCGGCGAAGTGCCATCAGTTGAAGAGGTCTGAGCGACAGGATTGACGTTAACCGGCGAAGAGCTGCCGCCGAGGTACTCGGGCCGCTGTAAACGCGCATCCGGTGAAGTGACACCGAAATGTGCCTTGAGAATTTCAACGTATCGAGATCCACCACGGGCGTCCCTTTCGTAGAGGCGTTGAATCTGGAACGCTTCCCGGAGCTGATTGATCGTCGCCGCAGTCGCGTCGGTGAGATCAGCAAAAATCTGAGGAGAGGTATTCGGGTTTGCGGTCATGTCAAAGTAGATACCAGCAGCACCCGTACCGGCTCGAGCAACGTTCGTATAAGTCCGCGGCGTACCGCCGGTTTCACGAACACCGAGAGGGCCCTCGAGCGTTATCGCGCCAGAAGCGCCGATACCCCGAACGGGCGCCGACTGACCCAAAGGAAGTTCGACAGCGGGACCTTTCTGAGGCCACGGCAGGGCAGACGTGAAGTAGTCGTGGCGCTTGCCGCGCTTCAGGAGAACGTAATCAGCAGGAGTATCAGGGCCGTCGCCACGATCCACCTTGACCGAATCCTGAAGGTTCTGATCGCGGAACCACTCATTCCAGATGAGATTGTAAGCCCTGTGCCAGAGAGACGAATGTGAGATACCAGCGACCTGAGTTGGAAGGCCAAAGTAATCTGAGAGCGTACCATTGAGATAGCCTCCTACCGGAGAAGTCATTTGAGGGATGAGAAAGTCGGTGCTGTCGCCGGGATCGATCTGTTCCCCGTTGAACTTCTGCCAGTTGTCCCAGACGAGACGCATGGGAACAGCGAAGAAGAAGCTGTCGAGGAACATGTTGTCCATGAAGGGGTGAATAGGAGTAGAGAGACGGGCGAAGGCCGACATTTGAAGATTTATCGTGTCCCCCGGCAAAGCCTCGTCAAGATAGACGGGGACAATGTAACCACTGTCGAACGTGGTTTTATAGCCGTGATCGCGCTGAAACGTAGACCGCGGGATATCGGCTTGAGGAACTTCGGAGAAGTTGTAATTCATGACGGAATTATTGCGCATGATTTTTTCCCGAATTGGATAAAAAAGGGAGGGCAGAGCCCTCCAGTTGGCAGAGAAACTAGGGGTTCTCTGCGATGATTTCCTCGATATCCATTTGCTGGGCCAAGACGGCCTTGTAGCGGCCTCTTTCGCTCTGGGCATTGGTGAGGGCCACCAAGCCGTTAATCACGAGCGCAGCAGGATGTACGGCCTGAATAAGGCCGGTTTCGAGGTGAAGAAGACCGATCCGAACAAGATCGAAATCGGCAGGATATTGCGAGATCGAGGTCTCGCTGGTCATCACGACCTGTGTGAAGTCGCGGATAGCATCGGTGTCCGAACGATGCTGAAAGATAGGAAGATAGTATTCTGCCTTACGATCAAAGATCGAATAAACGTGGTTCTTTTGCATAATTAGCTCCTAGTAAGTCTCTCTATACGGAGACGTTGAATTTCCTCACGAACGGCAAGTCGTTCGGAGGTATTATCATGTGAATGCTTAGACGCATTTCTTTTTCTATTGCCTCTGCGTTTTTCCGACACTGTGCGTTGAACGTCGGGAATCCACATAGGGTAATTTGTATAGTCAGCGCCCCAATGACCAAGAGGGCTTTCCTGACTTGATACTTGGCTATCGTAGTATTTCGGTACCTTTACCTTCTTTCCGTTGACGATGCAGTAATCGACGGGAAACACGTCTGTTTCCCATTTTTCGAGCCAAGGTTTTCCGATGCCCGGTCTTCGGGACATCGTAGAGTATTCCGGCTCCCGAGAGCCGTATTCTGATTTGCGGTTGCCAGTCAACTTTTTCATGACATAGCGACCGCAGTATGCAGCTGATTCGAAGGTGACATCGCCGATATAGCAGTCACCTTTTTGCCAAGTGTCATCCAAGACTTGGCTTATATAGAGAGGTTTATCCGTTTCGGTGTATTTGAGGAACTTCTTATCAGGGAAGTCCATGCCGAACAGGATAGCGTGATAGTGAGGGCGATGTGTTGTTTCGCCATACTCACCGCAGTGATAGAAGCGGATTTTACGGCCTCCATGCCGTTTTTTCAGCCGCTTCATGAAGAGCTGCCAATCCCTGACATCTAAGCTGTCGTCTTGAGGTATATCCTCGTCCCTGTAGGTAAGGGTGAGGAAGACGTTTTCCGAGTAAAGAGAGGCCTCGTGCATGATGCGCATGGCCCATTGCCTTGAGTACTCTAATCGGCAGCCTATGCATTGAGAACATGGGATTGATACCTTGAGGTCAGACCATCCGTGCCGTTTTGCGAAAACGACCTGACCTCCAGGAGCCCGATAACCTTCTATCGGGTGGTAGCATACCATGCTTAAAGCCGGATTCCACCACGCATCGGATTTGTCCGATTGCGCTTATGAGACCGCGACGCGGTCTTTGAAAAGAGCCGTTTTGACGTGCTCTTTTTCATTTTATGTCGCTTCATTGCTTCGCTCCATTTTTTGAGACTGAACCATGAGATGGTGTCAGTCAGACCAGTTAAGAACAAGGGGGATCACTGGTCTCCCTGTGCGGGTTTGTTTCCGGCTTTCACCGGCTTGGCCGGTGACGCCGAATCGTCCGGCTCCACCACCTTCACTAGTTGGGGTTCCGGTGGCTCCGCCGGCCGTGGGGCAAGCCCCATTTTTTGGAGTTCCTCCTGATTGTCCGGATTGGTTGCAAACTCGATGAATTTCCCGGGATCGTTGCCAAAGCGATCGCGGATGTTTGCAGGAAGGGACATGAACATGTCCTCAGCGGCCATTACCATTTCGAGGCCGGTTTTGTAGTCAGGAACTCCAGAGAAGTCGCCGTATTGACCGGCGTACTTAGCGACGTGGGTGAGCACACCCGTCGAGCGATATTTAGCGAGGATATTGTTGATGTCGGTATCCTCAGCCATATTTTGCTGAGTAAGGCTTATTTCACCTACCTCCTGTTTGTAAGAATGACGCTCGTTAAACTTGCGAATTTCAAATTTCTTATGGAACATTGACATGGGAACCTCAGCGTTGTTTCATGAAACCATGCTTTTTTCTAAGCTCTTCAAGACGACGAATTCCGTATTCCCTCAGTTTTTCCTCCGTCAATTTCGGT